GCCAGATCAGGCTGGATTTATGGACCATCCGTTCACTTGGCTCCACGAGCACCTGGACGCGATGCGCAACCAGAAGGACAGCCACGGCAAGCCGATCGATCTGCTGGGCATCGTGCAGGAGATCTTCCAGCTCTCCAGCAGACAGACCTCGGCGCGGCTGATCAACGACATCGACAGCAATTGGCCCATTCTTCAGAACGAAGAAGCCAGATGGCGGCGCACGCCAAACCCGGATGTGATCGCGGGCGAGCAGAATGCGCACGATCCCATCGTGAACATGCACAACCTCACCGCAGCCTGGAATAACTTCCTCGCAGCGGCTGGCGGCCCCGGCATCCCCGTCATGATCACGGTTCTTCACAAACTGACCGATGCCCTGAACGGCATGCAAGAGGCCATTATCAGGCACCCGAGGATCGCTTCCGACCTGTTCTATCTAGTCGGAGCGCTCGGCGCGCTGACGGCACTTGGCGGCTCGTTGGTGATCCTGAACGCAACCTGGGCGCCCCTTATCGGCGGTCTGCGTATGCTGACAGGCTTAGGGGCCCTTGATGCCACTGGTGTTGGCCTCGGTGCGATCGCGACCGGCATCGCTGGCCTCGCCGCCCCCGTTGTGGCTCTTGGCGCTGCATTCAACGGATTGCCGAAGTTTCTGAAATGGGCCGCCGATCAGGTTGTCCCGGATAACGAAAAAAAGCCCGGCGCCAATCTGCGCAGCGGCCTGGGCGGCAGCGCGCTTCACGGCGCTCCGATTCCCTCGCCCGCGCAAAGCGCCGTTCAGGATCAGGCGGCGACGCATGCCGTGGGCGGCGGCCGCGGGTCGAGCCACGCCAACCAGATGCACTCGGCCGGACCACCGCCCGCCGCCGAACCCACCCCCGTCAAAGTCGACACCCAATCAGCCGACAGCCTGGGCGCGACCATCGCCAAGGCCGTCAAAGACGCGCTGGTCGGCATCGGCGTCAACCTGGACGGCAAGAAAGTCGGCAGCATCGTCGCCAACAATCTCGCCGACCAGATGTCGCGCCCGCAATCGGCACCAACGGGGCCCGATATGCGCCTCGGGACCGCGATGCCCGGTATGGGCCTGTCCTACTAATGTCCGGCTTCGTCTCCGCGCTCAGCCGCGTCAACTCGATCGCGGGCGCGGTGCGCGGTGTGGCGAGCACGCTGTCCAATCTCGCGGGCGGCCTGGGCGGCGTGGGCTTCGGCTCATCCGGCGCCGTAGTCCTGGGTGATTTCGTGTTTTCCGGGTTCGAGGTTCCGGACCAGATCACTATCGGCGGCGCTCAGGCGATGACCGTCCACAAACTGCCCGGCGGCGATCGGGTGGTCGACCTCCTTGGCCCGGACGAGCGGGATATCGAATGGTCCGGGACCATGATCGACGACGATCCGGTCAGCCGCGCGCAGCAGCTCGATCAGATGCGCGTTGCCGGTGATACTCTGCCGCTGACCTGGGGCGACTATTTCTATTCGGTCATCATCCGCTCGTTTGAGGCGCAAAACCTCTATTCGCGCGTGCAATACCGGATCGCCTGCGTTGTCCTGGTGAACGAGGCGGCAGCGCAGGCCGCGGCCGATCCAACGGCGAGCGACACGGCTCAAAGCGGCATCTCCGGCGCGCTCGGCAGCGTATCCAGCGCGATCAGCCAGACGGCCTCGACCATCCATCAGGTTATCGCGCCCATCGGCGCCGTCGTGAACAGCGTGTCGAATCTCGCTGGTGCGGTCGGCGTGCAGATCCCGTTTCTCGGCCAGGCGCAGCAGGCGCTCGGCATCGCGGGCAACTTTGCCGGCACTTTGAACAATGTCGCGGGCGTCGGATACTCGCTCGCGAACACGGCGACTGCGCTGGGAGCGGCATCCGCATCCTTTGGCGGCGGCATGCTTGCAGCTGGCGTCAATATCCAATCGATCGTCAGCAACTCCGCCGTCGGACAACTGATTTCAGGAGCGAGCGACTTGCAAACCGCGGTCTATGCGGCCGGGATGCAGGCGTCGACGGCTATAGGCGCCGCATACTCCGGCGCGGCCGCTATCATTGTTGGCGCGGATGCCGGCCAGGCGCCGGCGACAACCATCAACGATTCATCGGCCAGCAGTTATCAAGATCCGACGCCCCTGACGAAAGTAGGCGCGCCCGGCACGTCGCAGACATCCTTATCCGCAGTGATCAATACAAGCGGCGACCCGACCCAGGGCCTCTGGATGTCACAAACCACGACCTATGACGCAAACGGCAATCCGACCGTCACCTACAGTTCCGTGCCAGCGCTCCCGGGCGGTCTGACCGCGGCGGACGCGAAATACGCCTAAGCGGGGTTCTGATGACAAACATCCCCATGACCATCACCGTGGTCGGCGGCAATCTCTGGGCCATCGCTGCGAAATACCTTGGCGATGCCACGCAGGCGTCCCGCATCGCAGCCCTGAACGGCCTGTCCGACCCGATGCTGTCGGGACAGATCACGCTGACACTGCCCAGCGTCGACGCCACGAAATCCGGCGGCTTGTCGTTCTCTTGATCAACGATCCCTACGACTCACAGACAGCGGTCCGCGATCCGCGGCTTCGCGTGATGTCGAACGGCCAGCCGATCCCGGGCGCGCTGTCGGCATCGGTTACGGCCACCAACACATTTCACGCCGATCAGTTCTCGTTGTCTTTTGCCGCGTCAGCCGGACCCGATGGCTGGTGGGATGTTGATCCGCCTTGGATCTTGGATGTCCAGATCTCCCTGGATGGCATCGGCTGGCAATCTCTGATCGTCGGCGAGGTCGACCACCTGACATTCCACCCGACGACCGGCCTGCTCGAAGCCGAGGGACGCGACCTGTCGGCGCGGATGATCGAGACCAAGACGCAGGAGGCGTTCGCCAACCAAACATCCAGCGAGGTCGCGACCACAATCGCAGCGCGCCACGGCATGACGGCGCAGGTCGTGCCGACGAAAACGCTGGTCGGACGCTACTACACCGAAGATCATTCGCGGATGACGGCCGATCAGTTCAGCCGGACGACGACCGAATGGGATCTACTGATCTACCTGGCGCAGCGCGAGGGGTATGACCTGTTTGTCTCCGGCATGGTCCTGTATTTCCAGCCGTCCACGTCTGCGAATGCCGATCCGTATGTGATCAACTGGGCGCAGGGCGTCATCCCGCGGATGAATGTCACATCGCTCCAGCTCGAGCGCAGCCTGACGCTGGCCAAGGATGTGCAGGTCGACGTTCGGTCCTGGAACAGCCGTCAGGCGCGCTCGTTCACGAAGACGGCGCGCGCGATCGGTGGGAAGGCGGCCAACACTGGCAGTTCTGTCGCCAAGGGCGCGACATCGACTCAGCGATACGTCCTGGTCAGGCCGAACCTCACCGAGGATCAGGCGCAGCAACTGGCGAACCAAACCGCTGCCGATATCACCCGCAACGAGCGGGCCGTCGCGATCGAGATGCCCGGCGAATTGACGCTGACGCCACGGACGATGCTGCAGATCCAGGGCACCGGCACCTCGTTCGATCAGACCTATTGGATCGAAAGCATCGACCGGTCCATCTCGTTCGATGAGGGGTTCCGCCAGAGCGTTCGGTGCAAGAACACGTCGCCCAGATCGATGGCTCAGGTCTGATGCGCCTCCTAAACGCCATCAAACAGCATGCCGGCAGCATGGATGTCGGCGCCCCGGTCCCGCGTTGGGGCACGGTCATATCCGCCAATCCAGCAACCATGACGGCGAAAGTCTCGCTCCAACCGGAAGGCGTGACGACCGACTGGCTGCCCATCCTGTCGTCCTCGGTCGGCGGCGGTTGGGGGTTGGTGCACGTGCCGCCGGTTGGCACGCCGGTGCTGTGCCTACCGGATACCGGTGATCACGAAAGCTACGTCATCCTTGGCGCGACATGGTCCACCCAGGCGACCCCGCCATCCACCGCGCAGGGGGAAATTTGGCTGGTCCACTCGACCGGATCGAAGATCGCGCTGACCAACGACGGCATGGTGACGATCGCTGACCCGTCCGGCTCATCCGTCGTGCTGTCGAACAGCGGCGGCATCACCGTAACCGCGAACGCGAACATAACGCTGTCAGCCCCGTCCGTGAGCACGAGCGCAAACCTGACCGTTGGCACCGGAGCGACGGGGACATTTGCCGCGAATGGCGGCGTCAACGTGACCGTCCGGGACGGGATTGTAACCAACATCTACTAGGATTTCCGGCATGCAGCCCCAGGGCCATTCGCTGGTCGATACGACCTATTTCACCAACCTCACAAACCAGATCAACGGCATCCAAGGCACGGGCGCGTGCGCTGAACTGCAGGCCGTGGTCAACGAGGTTGCCGCCTCGATTGAGGCTGAGCTGACGGCGATCCGCGCTCAGATCAACGCCCTGCTTCCGGCGATCACCCTGCCGTCGGCAAACCTCGGCTCGATCGTGGGCTGGATCACGAATTTCGCCCAGCCGCTCATCACGGCCTACAACAACCTGGTCGCGACCGAGGCGGCGGTGCTGGCGGCCGTCGCCAATCTCGAAACCGCCATCGCCAACGCGGCGGCGCGGCTGACCAGCTGCTCCATCACCATTCCGCCGATGACCTGATGGCCGACCTGTCTCACACATACGGCAGCGACCTCACGGTCTCGCCGACCGGCGATCTTGCCCTGGCCGATAACACGTTACTTGGCGAACAGCGCGTGCTCCGCCGCTTGCTGACAGCGCCTGGCGCATACCTATGGCACCTGAACTACGGCGCCGGACTCCCGCGCTTCGTTGGTCAGCCGGCGAATGGTCAGCGCATCGCCGCCGTGGCGAAGGCGCAGATGTATCGCGAGAAGATCGTCACGCGAAATCCCGCCCCAGTCGTCTCGGTGGACGTGCAGCCGGCGGGCGTGGTGACGCTCGACATTCAATACGTCGACGCCACGACGCAGCAGACGGCCAGCCTGAACCCGACACTGAACGGATAGCCGCATGCTGTCGCTGCTCAATTTCACCACCCTCGTCCAGAACATGGCGGCGGCGGTCCAGGCATCCGCGTCCAGTCTGCTCAACCTCACGGTCGGGTCGACCATCCGCGCGATCCTGGAAGCGGTGGCGTCCGCTCAGTTGTGGCTGCAGTGGCTGATCCTGCAAGTCCTGGCGATGACACGGCTGGCAACGAGCGTTGGGCCGCAGGTTGACAGTTGGGTTGCCGACTTTGGCCTCACGCGCCTGCCGGCCGTCGCGGCGAGTGGCCCGGTCACCTTCTCCCGGTATTCGACCGGCACCGCGGCGCTGATCCAGGTCGGCACGCAGGTTAAGACGGCGGACGGGACGCGCATCTATCAGGTCGTCGCCGACAGCACGAACGCCGCCTGGAACGGCGCCAATGGCTTTACGCTGCCGTCTGGGACCGCATCGCTGAACTGCACCGTCCAGGACGTCACGACCGGGCCAACCGGCGCGCTGACGGTCGGCACTGCGGGCAACGTCCAGGCGAACACGATCACGCTGCTGGCCTCCGCGATCCCGGGCGTCGACACGGTCACCAACGCGGCCCCGTTCACAAACGGAATCGACCAGGAAACCGACGCGGCCTTGCAGGCGCGGTTTTCCAACTACATCCAGACCCGCACGCGCGCCACTTTGCCGGCCATCCAGTCGGTTGTTGCGGGCGTGCAGCAGGGCCTGAACATCAACATCCAGGAGAACGTCAACACCTCGGGCGCGACCCAGATGGGCAACTTCGTGGTGACGGTCGACGACGGTTCGGGCAACCCCCCTTCGTCGCTCCTGACATCGGTCTCGCTCGCGATCGCGGCTTATCGGCCGATCGGCACGACCTGGGCGGTGCAAGGTCCGGTCGACACAACGGCCACCATCGCGCTGACGATCGCGACGAACCCGGCAGCGAATAAGCCCAATCTGCTGGCGCCCGTCCAGGCTGCGATCCTGGCCTATGTGGACGCCCTCGGCATCGGCGTGACGATGCCATACAGCCGGATTGCCGCGATCGCCTATGCGGTTGACCCGTCCATCGTCGACGTGACTGCTGTGACATTGAACGGCGGGACTGCTGACCTCGTGCCGGCCGCCACGGGCGTGATCAAGGCCAAAACCACGACCGTGACGGTCTCCTGATGGCAACCGGCGATCAGACGGATTTCCTCTGCCGGATCAAGGCGGTCCTGCCGCGCGGCTGGTTCCCGGACAAAACGCCGATCCTCGATGGCCTGCTGAACGGCGCGGCGTATTCCTGCGCGTGGCTCTATTCGATGCTGTCCTTTGTCCAATCCCAAGCGCGCCGCCTGACGGCCTCCGGGGTCTACCTGGACATGATCGCGACAGACTTCTTCAACGGCTTCATCAAGCGCCAGACAAACGAAAGCGACACCGCGTTTTCCGCGCGCATCGGCCGCGAATTGTTCCGCGAAAAGGCTACCCGAAACGGCCTGATCAACGCGCTGGTGAGCCTGACCGGCCGGACGCCAAAGGTGTTCGAGCCGGCACTCCCGAGCGACACGGGCGGCTACACGGTCGGCGGTGTCGGCTATGGCGCGGCGGGCGGGTATGGCTCGCTGCTGCTGCCGTATCAGTTTTTCGTCACGGCCTATCGGCCCCTCGGCAACGGCGTCGCCAATGTCATGGGGTATTACACCCACGCAGGTTGGGCCGGAGGCGGCTACGGACAGGGCGCGATCGAATATGCGTCAACGGCAATGATCGCGGGTCAAGTAACGGACGCCATGATCTACGCTACCATCAACGACGTGCGGCCTGTCTGCAGTATCGCTTGGACGGCACTGTCAAACTAGCGAGTAAAAAATGAACCGACTGATCGTATATCCGGGGGCGATCCCACTGGATACAGACGTGCTCAACATCCAGAAAAACACGATGCTCGCGCTGGGCTTTCTGGCTCAGGCAACGCTTGGCACGTCGACGGTCGTGGACGGCCTCGCCTGCACGCCAACCTCGCCGGCAAGCATGGCGGTCAACGTCGGACCGGGCTCGATCCTCACGCAGACCACGGTCGACGCGACGGCGTTCGGCTCACTGGCAGCCGACACGGCCGACTCACTGGTGAAGCTGGGCGTCAACCTCACCACGACGCAGTTCACCCTGACCGCGCCGGTTTCGGCCGGACAGTCGATCAACTATCTGATCGAGGCTGCGTTTCTGGAGCAGGACGGCACACCTGTCGTGCTGCCCTATTACAACGCCACAAACCCGGCGCAGCCATACTCCGGCCCGGCCAACGGCGGGGCGCAGCAGAACACAGTCCGCGCACAGACCGTGCAGCTGCAGCTGAAAGCAGGCACGGCGGCCAACACCGGGACGCAGACGACGCCCGCGGTCGATAGCGGATGGGTCGGGCTGTATGTCGTCACCGTCGCTTACGGTCAGACAACGGTCGTGGCGGGGAATATTTCGACCGTATCGGGCGCGCCGTTCATCGCGCCGAAAGTTCCAGGCATCCCCTCGGCGGTCCAAGCCCAGGCCGGGAACTACGCCCCCGACACCGGCACCACCAACGCCCTGGCCGTCAGCCTGACCCCAGCCCCCGCGTCCCTGACCGCTGGCCTTACGGTCCGCGTGAAGGTCGCGAACACCAACACCGGGGCGGCGACGATTAATGTCAATGGATTGGGGGCGACCGCGATCACGACGCCGGATGGTGTGGCGTTGGCGGCGGGGGCGTTGCTGGGCGGCGGCGTTTCGGAGCTGGTTTACAATGGCAGCGGGTGGTGTCTGCTGGCGCCGGCGTTCTCGGCGGCGAATGGGTTTCGAAGCGTCCAATACTTCACCTCCACCGGCTCATTCACCGTTCCTGCGGGCGTGTTTGTCCTCGATGTGGAACTCTGGGCAGCGGGTGGTGGTGGTGGTGGCTCGACCACAGGAACCACGGGCACGGGCGGTGGCGGTGGTGGATACGCCCGCAAGCGCATCGTCACCACGCCGGGAACGGTCGTTCCTGTGACGGTCGGCTCTGGCGGGGCTGGCGGCGTCTCAAACGGAAACGGCGGAAACGGCGGCACGACGTCGTTTGGGTCGTTTCTCAGCGCGACGGGCGGCGCTGGCGGGTATTCGACCACAGCCGGGGGCACAGGGGGCTCTGGTGTCGGCGGCGATCTGATTCTGAACGGCATCGGCGGAAGTTTCGGCATAACGACCGGTAACGCCTACTGGGGTGGCTTTGGCGGCGGGGCGGTCCAGATGCCACCACCGACGCCCAACGTCGCTGGCGGCTCCCCAGGCACCGGCGCTTCGTCCCAGGTCATCGCGACGGGCGGCAACGGCGGCCAATACGGCGGCAACGGCGGCGCTGGCGGTCCCGGTCTTGTTGTAGTGAGGTGGTAACGATGGCCCTGTTCGCACTCGTTTATAATGGCGCGATTATCGAAACCGCCGCCGCTCCGTTTGAGGTCGCTCCGGCGCTGGTCTGGACGAGCGACATCAGCTCCGTCACCCCCGCCCCGCAACCCGGCTGGACCGCGACCGAAGCGGCCGGGGCATGGACGTTCGCCGCGCCTCCCGCACCCCCCACCCCAACCCTCGCCCAACAAGCCGCCGCCGCCCTCACCGCCGGCCTCACGATCACGAGCCCCACCCTCGACCTAACCAGCGTCACATTCGACGTCGGCTCCGACACCCAGAGCCACATTAACTCCGAAATCAACGCCATCCTGCTCACGGGCGCATTTGCCGACGGCGGCGCAACGGTGTCGTGGCCGGACATGGCGGGCGTGGACCACACGTTCACCGTTGCCCAGGCGAAGGCGTTTTTTGCCGCCGTGGGGGCTTATGTGGCGGCGCTGTTCAAGGTGCAGAACGGGACGCTGACGACGCTCCCAGCCGCGACGGTGACGCTGGCTTAGGCCGTCGACCGGGCCCTCATGCCAGACACAGACCTCTGCGCCGCCAGCGCCGCAGCCTACGACCCGGCCGCGCCCGGCCGCCGCCTGACCTGGCGCGACATGTCCGCGCTGCTCACCGAATCCCCGGACGGCTTCACCCTCGCGATCGAGGGCACGGCCGACATCGCCAACATGCTCCGCGATGCCGACATCGCCATCCACGACGACCCCGATCTCGGCCCGCTGCCCACGGGTGCCGCGGCCGCCGCTGACGGGTTTGTCGGCCAGTTGCGCGACATCATCGGCCAAGCCCCCTGGATCGCGACCGGTCACTCGTTGGGCGGCTGGGTGGCGGTGATCCTCGCCGGACGGATGCGGGTGCTGGGGCGGCCTCCGGTGCGGGTGGTGGGGTTCGACGCGCCGAAGCCGGGGACCGAGAAGCTGGCGGGGGTGCTCGGGGATGTGCCGGGCGCGGCTTACCGGTTTGAGTCATCGGTCGTCTCGCATTGGCCGTTCTTCTTCGGCCAGCAGTTCCGGGTGCCGGTCGTTATTGGGGACTACACGCCGGATTTGTTGACGGCTCACTCGATTAACCGCGCGCTGGGTTGGATGCGCGCACAGAAGGAGACACAGTAATGGCTGCACTCTCGACTTACCTCGCCAACAAACTGACCGACCACAGCAACGGCGTCACAGCCTACTCGATGCCGACTGTCTATGTCGGTCTGACCACCACGGCATCCACCGCGTCGGGCCAAGGCACCGAGGCCAACTACACCGGCTATGCGCGCGTCGCGCTGTCCAGCCTGATGGGCGCTGCATCGGCCGAGTCCGCCTCGAACACAGGCGCGATCACGTTCCCGGCCTGCACGGGCGGATCGAGCACGATCGTCGGGTGGGCAACGTTTGACTCCGCCACGGCTGGCGCGGGCAATCTGCTCAAATTCGGCACGTGCTCGCTGGCGGTTTCGACCGGGATCACGCCGCAGTTTGCGGTGGGGAATTTGACGACCTCGATGTCGTGAGGTGGGGATGCCCAACTATGCGGGCCTGACCACGGCCCTGGCGACGTTCGCGGCCGGTACGACCGACGACGCGATCATCAGTGCGATCAACGCGCAGACGGTGACGGTGCCGATTGCGGTGCCGACTTCGAGTTTGGCCGCGTATCTGGCGACCAACGGGTTTACGGTGGCCCTGCAAGCGTATGCAGGGGTGGACGGTGGGGCACCTCCCTCGGGCGCGTCAACGCTCTCGATCCAGGCGGCGAAGATGGTGATGCTCCTGATCAGCGCATCGCCCGCCGTGCCGACGATGGATTTTACCAACGCCGCCGTCGTGGCCGAGGTGACGGCGTGCCTTGCGGCTTTCGTGGCCGAGGGCACCGCCGGGCGGCTTTTGTCCATCGCGGGCGTCCCGTTCGGGGCGACACATCAGGCCGCAATCCTGGCAATCGGAAGCACCACCACGTCGCAGGCGGCTCAACTCGGGTTTCCGAACGGCATCACCGAAAATGACCTGATCGTCGCGAGGCAGTAAATGACAGGCACGATAGCAACCTGGAACGCGGCGCTCTCCTATTCGTCGGCGTTCGGGACCGAGATCAACTCGCTGGCGGCTGGCAATACGGCGATCGGGAGTGTTGTCATCAACAACGCCACGGTTGGCGCGACGACACCCGCCACCGATGGGTGGATTAGTTGGTCCATCAACGGGACGGCGACGGCAGGGACATCGTATCTGACGTTTTACTTGCTGCCGCTCAATGAGGATGGTTCGACCTACGGAGATAACATCGCTTCGGGCACAGCGACACCGGATACTCAGTATGTGGTTGGGACCGCGCAGGTTCAGCCGCCCGCTTCTGGTAACATCGTGGGCAGTCTGTATATCGGGTCGATTCCGCCGACTTCGTTCAAGCTGGCCGTGACCAACAGCACCGGCAATGCGTTTGCTTCGTCCGGCAACTCGATCCAGTTCGCCAGCAACGCTATCAATCTGGCGGGCTGATCCGTGCAGGGGCCGTTTATCCGGCGCAAGGGCGTCTGGCGCCCGACGATGGTGCCGAGCGGGCCGGTTACGATTGACTGGTATCATCCGCTCGCGCAGGGGCTGGTTGGTGCGTGGGTGTCAACCCAGGGCGCGCGTGATCTGTGCGGTAACGCGCCACCCCTTACCACGCTGGCGGGAGGCCCGCCGCCGCTCATCAACACTCGGTTCGGACCGGCGTGGCAGCAGATCACACCCGCTCAGGCGCTCTACGCTTTATGCCCACCCATCCTCAAAGTATCGGGATCGTACGCCGTAGTCTGGGGCGGAACGGTCGTCGGGAATAACATAGGGCCCTATGACGCACTCCTCGCCGGGGTTAGTTATGCATCGACGGATACAAATCCTTATGTAGCCTACGGCATTGATAAGGCTGGAACCAATGTCGGCGCTCGCTGTGCCTCAGGTGGACTTGCTGGCAGCTTTTCCGCATCGCCCGGCGAGGATGTTATCGCCGTTGGACTGTTTGGCCCCGTGTTTGGCACGCACAGTTACATCAACGGTGCATATACCGGCTACGGCGGGAACGGAACAAGCTTTAGCGCAACCGCGCAACTGACGCTTGGCGGCTATAGGGGGGATACGTCACGTTCTCCGAACGTATATACACGCAACGCCTATATCTACAGTCAGGATTTCGGCGAAGTTTCCGGGGCAACGACGAACGGCTATGCTGAATGGCTCGCCGCCGAACCCTTCGCGATGCTCACCCCCCGCACCGTCCGGCGGTATTACGCTGCGGCGGCGTCAGCACCGAGCAGCCTAACAGGCACCAGCGCGGCGACATCGACGGCGACCGGCATACTGACCGGAACCGGGGCGCTCACCGGGTCCGCCACGGCGACATCAGCCACCACCGGCACCCTGACCGCCAAAGGCACGCTCACCGGCACCTCGGCCGCGACCTCAGTCGCATCCGCAACACTCACCGCCACCGGCACCCTGACCGCCACCGCAGCCGCTACGTCGGCGGCGTCTGGCACACTGACCGGGACCGGATCGCTCGCAGGCGCATCCGTCGCCACATCGGCAGCCGCAGGCACGCTCACGGCAACCGGATCGGGTGCCCTAACAGGCACCTCGGCTGCAACGTCCTCGGCAACGGCCACGCTGACCGGCAAGGGCATCCTCTCCGGCACAGCCGTCGCAACGTCAACCGCCACGGGCACCCTGACCGCCGCCGGATCGGGCGCGCTGGCCGGCACGTCCGCTGCGACCTCGACCGCCACCGCCACACTGACGGGACGCGGCGCGCTGACGGGCGCAGCCGTCGCTACGTCCGCAGCAACCGGCACACTTACCGCCATTGGTGCGGGCGCGATGTCCGGCACCAGCGCCGCCACGTCAGTCGCCACCGGCACGCTTACCGCAACCGGAGCGCTGACCGGAACGGCGGCCGGAGCCTCGGCTGCAACCGCCTTCTTGTCCGGCATCGCTCCGCTGACCGGCCTATCAGCAGCCACATCGGCCGCATCCGCCACCCTGACCGGCAAGGGCGCGCTAACCGGCGCATCTGTCGCCGCCTCGGCCGCCAGTGGCTCGCTGATGGGCTTCGGCCCGCTGACCGGCGTATCAGCCGCCACTTCAACGGCCACCGGCACCCTGATTGCGATCGGCCCCGGCATCCTGGCCGGGTCGT